AAGCCCCTTGGGTCAATTAGGAGTTTGCAAATGGTGTTGCAACAGTGCTAGAACCCAAGATCACGCCTGTGACCATGTATTTGTTAGCTGCCATTGCGGTAATTTGAATCCATGTGCCAGCCACGCCACCTGTAGTCGTACCATTCAAGTTAATGAAGGTGTTAGACGAGGATGTAAAGCCAACCATTGCGCCGGAAGTGTCGGTGTCAACAGATAACAAAGAACCAACAAACACGTTGCTAGTGCCAGAAGTCACAGTGATCTTCAAAGAGCTAGTAGAGATAGTGGTAGGAACCCAGATTGTGTAAGTCACGCCTTCGTTGTTGGCTGTGCTTGGGTCTTGACCGGGGCCAGATGTAACAGGGTTGGCCGATGTATTGATTGTAGGCAATGTCAATGTCAATGCCGAGGCTAAACTACCACCAATGGAAAGAAAACGACCAGCGTGATCTGTGGGGTTTAGTGTGGTGCTAGATGTGATTTCAACAGTAGTGGCTGGGCCTTGTTGATAAAAACCGCCCAATGAACGAACTGGGCCTTGAAACGTAGTGCGTGCCATGATAATTCCTTACATGCAAGTTGGGGTGTTCTGTCTGCATGTCGTCAGCCGGGACTGTCAGAACACCGGATAAGCCCGGATTAATAACAATATACAACAAAAGAAAAAGGGGCACAAGGCCCCTTTTCAAATATTTCCAAAGAAATATTAAGCTCCGGGTGAACCGAAGATACCCAGTGGGTCTGACACACCGAAGCTGTAACGCTCACGGGACTTGTAACGAACGTTCCCAGTGTCGAAGTCTCCATCCATTCCGGTAGACAAGGGGCTACGGATAAAGTGCTTCAAACCGTTAGGTACGTCAGTCATCAAGAACCAAGCATTGGTGTCTGTCAGATAGTGGTTAACGGTGTAGCCTTCAGGGATTGAACCATTGTTCTTCAACGCGTTGATGTCGTTATCAGCAGTAGAAACGCGGAGTTCGGTTTCCAGCAAACGTGTAGCAACGAACATCAAAGCAGGGGGAACAATCAACTTCTTAGGCTTAGCGGCGATCAGCAAGCTACGCTCGTCTGTCCAAGCAGCGATCTGAATAACAGCGTTTTCCAACGATGTTTCGTTCAAGTCGGCAGGAGTAGCGGGCGTGTTGCTGTTAACACCACCAGAGACCAAGGGGTGTGCTGTCGAGAACAAAACTTGACCGTCACCATAAGTGGGGCCACCGGCAAAGCCGTTGTTCAAGATTGCAGCAGCTTTGACCTGCTTGGTGTAAGCCATACCACGGGCCAAAGCCTTGGTGTAGCGTGAAGACAGGCTGTCATACAAGTTATCTTCCACAGCTTCCTCTGTGATGGAGAAGCCCATCGCAATGGTTTCGTGGGTGTAACGTGCAGTCCATGCTTCCTGTGCATTGTCATAAGCGATGGCAGAACCCTCGTTTTTGACTGGTGCTTGACCGAAGCCAGACAGCTTTGTCTCTTCTTCAAAGCTACGCTCAGATGTCTCTGTTTCGTAGATTTCTTTATGCTCTTCGCCGTATTTAGCGTACTCAAGACCGAACAAAGCGTTCAAGCCGGGGAGTAATTCTTTGAGCAGTTGTGCGCGTGAAATAGCCATGATTTAGCTCCTTAGATGCCAACGGCGTTAGTGAAAGCGGAAGCGCCGGGATTGAACTTCACAAACACTTCTGTGTATGTGTCGGTCAATGGAGAAGCGAAACCAATGATCTTAAACGCAGCGGCAGTCGTTACAACTGTGCTTTCCAAGGCGCTGGTAGAGTTACCTGTACGGGTGTTACCTGTAGAAGTAGACTGTGCAGCAGCGAAGAAAGTGTTTGCGCCAAGAGCGGCTTGAGTAACTTGACCATCCAATTGAGCTTGGAATGTCACGTTAGGGTCAGTGATAACGTATGCAGTTACCACGCCGGTTGTGCCGGAAGGGTAGTACTGACCGTAAATCTGCTGACCTTGTGCGTTGATGTAGGATGCACCAACAAAAACGCCCCAAGCACCCAAACTAGAACCACCAAGGTTATTGGTAGTCAAGTCTGCGCCGGTAGCGGTAGACAAAGCGATATAACCGTCTGCGTCAATGATAACAACTTGTCCAAAAAACAAGTTAGTACCAGCGCCGCTAGTTGGGTTAATCAGGAACTGACTCGTAGCGCCAGCATAGGGCATGCCGTCGTTACGATTTATGGCTCGTAGGCCATAGGGGGTATTGGTCATTGACATTTAAGTCTCCAAAAAAATTTAAATACCTTTTCCGAAAGTGACCGTGGACTTACGTTCTTTGAACATAGGCATCCTCGGATCATTCTCGCGCATGTATGTGTTGTCAACTGATTGCATCTGCGCGTCCGCTTGTTGGCGATAGTACGCATTACGCTGCTCAGTAAACTCCACAGGTGTTTTGCAAAGCAGGAGACCACCTATCTCGATACTGTCTGGAAACTTAGCCGCAGCAGAGTTAAACAAACGAATTTCGGGATGATCTGAAGCTTTAACGGGTTCCCAACCCTCGGCAAGCTTGGAGGAATAGTTCGTGGCGTCATCTTTACCTTGCGAGGCAATCCTGATCCAGCGAAACGCATAACCCGCTTCCGGATTCGGATCGGGTAGAAGTTTGGGGGGCATCCATTGTTTAGGACGCTCCGCCTTTTCGCGTGTATCAAGTTCCCGTGATAAGGGTTTAGTTTTTTCCATTTTCATTTCCTCATTTCTTCAGCAACCTTACGGGCGTACAGTTCCAATGGAACTCCCAACCGCTTGGCGAGATTTACCTGTGTCTGCGTCAGCACGATTTTGCGCGGTGCTGTACTACGCGTTGCAGGTGCAACATTGTTGGATTTGGTACGTTGAGGTTTCGCATCAACGGACTCATCGGCTCCAAACTGATCCGAGAATCTTTCCCTAATGTCAGTGTTGATACGTCGATAGTACTCATCACTGCCACTTGGTATTCCTTCACTTACTAGTTCTTCATGAAGGCCCAAAGCATAGGCCGTCATACGTTTGTTGCTGCCAAACCACTGATTTTTGTCTTGCCATGCAAGCAGTTTGTCGTCAACAGGGGCAGCCCTAGTAGGCTGTTGTTCGATTTGTACAGGAGTTTCATCTACCTGTAAAGGGGCTGGCCTAAAATTATTTACCTTGTCGGCACGAATTTTAGCGTGGGTAAGTGCTTCTTGAGCCTCAACCAGCTTATCTGTGTCCCCAGCTTCGTAGGCTTCGCGGTACATGCGCTTAGCAGCTTCAACCTCTCCAGACACCACTTTCTTGGCTTGTTCCAAGAGGGCAGTTTGGTTTTGATTGACCGAACCCTTGAGCTTTTTGTTCTCTGCAAGTACGGCTTGTGCTAGGCGAAGTGCCTCGTCTTTCTCACGTTCAGCCGACTCTTTGGCGCGGCGCTCCTCGTGATAACCCTTAGTAAAGTGTTTTATACGTTTTTGAACACTTTCGTCGTACTTTGACAGTTCTTCGTCAGTTACGTCTTTGGGCGGCTCATCCATGGGCTTTCGGCCACGGTCTTCTGGGGGCGTATCGTCTACAACCTCAATTTCAGGTTCGTTGGACTCAGGCTCCACTACGTTTCCGCCCTTGCGGGGGTTTTCTTCCTTTTCATCAGGAAACTCAAATTCTGTTTTTTCAATTTCAGCCATGATTACTCCTTAGTTAGGGCGTTGGATACCACGAGGGTCTTGCACAACAGCCTGAATAGAATCGTCATTGATTAAACGCCATTCGGTACCGTGAATTTTCATGCGCGTGCCGGTGTTTGGGCGAACCAAAATAAAGTCACCAACTTTGCATGATGGACCAGATGGGAATCTGGCAGCGTCTTTGAACGCATCGGGACCAATCTTGGCAACAAATAACACGGGGGATAAAAGCTCCTCGTGGTACATGGCTGTGGTAGATTTTAAAATCCCTGTCTCGCTGAATTCTTCTTCAGCTTTGGGCAACATACACAGTATGTGATACGTCGCGGGGTCCGGCACTTGTTTGGCTTTTTCTTCAGCGGATGTGTTTAGCAACCCACTTAGATTAACCGCACTAACGTCGAAATCAGTCATCTTCATATTCCTTAGTTTTTCGCACGAGGTCAGCAATTTCCACCTGTGCGGTCTGCAGACCTCGGATTACTCCGCACAGTTCTTTGTAGTGATCGTAGGATTTCGCGCTACCACCACTGACACTATCGACCGACTGCTTGATGTGTTCGTCAAGTTTCTTGTTTAGTACTTCAAGCAGGGTGGCCATCATTCATCCTTTTTGATTGGTTTGTTGTTGGCGTTCTCAGCCGCCATCGCAGCTTGGCGCATCTTTGTCATGTGAATTTGACCGCCATGAGCTAGCTTTTGAGCGTGTACTTGACCGCCGTGAGCCATCTTCTGAGCTTGCGCTTGCTGCTGTTGCTGCATCGCTTGCTGCTGTTGAGCCTGAGCTTGTTGCAACTCCATCTGTTTGGCAGCCATCTCTAGACCGTGCAACTCCTGAGCTTGTGCAATCTCTTGCTGTAAGCGCATTGCTGCCATAGCTGGGTCTTCACCATTTCTAGACGCGCTTTCTTGGGCCTTGAGTGACAACTCCTCGGCCTTAAGCTGCAGGTCACCCTTGACCTTGAGTTCTTTAATCTCGGCTTCTTTCTTCTTGATAGCCAACTCAGCTTGCTGCATCTGCATGACTGGGTCTTGAGCTTGCGCCATCGCTTGTTGCTGTGCAACCTTGGCTTTGTCCATTGCAAGAAGCTGCGCTGCGGCTTGCGCCACAAGTTTAGAAACCTGAACTTCAGTCTGCTCGTCAAGTTGTGCATCAGGTGGTGGCAACGTCGCACCCAGTTGTTCCTGAATCTTCTGACGGTACTGGAACGCTAAGTGTTCTGCCGTATGAGCCATGATCGCAGCCTGCATCTGCTGCGCCATGGGGTTCTGACCCAACTGACCCATGATGACTGGGTCCTGCATCATTGACTGGTGAACAGCGATGTGTGCGTCATGATCTTGGAAGATAAACGCCTTTGTGGGTTTGCCAGTCAAGAAGGACATATTCTCAGACACAGGATCGCGTGGTGTCTGGTCGTCATCTGTTGGCACAAGCTTCTCAGCGTTCTTGATACCCAACACCTCAATCATCTGACGGTGCAGAACTGGGAGGTTGTAAATCTGCGGAGCGCCTTGAGCCAACTGAATGACTGCTTGGTACTGCATGATTCGCTGCGCCATCGTTGCACTGTTGGGATCGGACACTGGTATGACAGACACCGTGTCGTAGTCAGCTTGTTTGGCTTTACGATCACCTTCAGCGGGATCGAAGCTGTACTCGGGCGGTGTGTTGTCACGGATGATGTTTCGCAAAAGCTGGAACTCTTGCTTCATCGAGTAGTGAACACGCGCTTGCACCGCGCTCATTGTCTTTAGCTGTCTTTCTAACAGCGCAAGCGTGGTACCTACCGGAGCGTTTGCACTCATGTCGCTGATGTTCATGTCAGCAATAGAGCCAAGGCGACGACCTTCGTCCGTGATCTTATCTAACAAGCCAGACAACACCATAGATGGTTCTTTGTATGGCAACGGCATGATGTTGTCGCGGATCGAGCCAGACGGCACGTCCATGTCACGGAACTCACCGGGATTGATTGGCGTATCGTCGTCCTTGATGCGCAGACCGCGTGTCTTGAGTCCACCGGGCAGATTAGATAGGGTTCCTGCATCAACCAACTGACGGATGATAGAAGTCCCTGCGCGTGCGTAGCCGCCGATCAAGTGGATCAAACCAAGGCCGTAAGCACCAAACCCCGGCACGTATGTGTACTGTACGAAGTGTTGGCGTTTTAATTTCTTCTTGTCGTCGTCGTTCCAATTACGGCGAATAGCCAGCACGGTGTTTGTGCCGCGATCAATTGTGATGATATAGGGCCGAGCAATCTCATCCTCATCTTCGTAACCGGGCAAGTCGTAGTCAATGTGGACTTCAAGAATCTGGTATCTGTCGTCGTCCGTCAGGCTGTAGCCTTGGTCGTCAGCTTTCTTTTTCTCCACGTCTGTGTGGATGTTCTGTGGCTCACCCAAGTCCTCGTCAACATAGAATCCCGCAACCTGCAGTTTCTTAATCTCATTCTTGGTCTTACGCATGACGTGTGTAAGCCGTTCCGCAGTGGCCGCACTGGACGCGCCATAGGGAATAATGATGTCTTCAGCAGGTATGAACATCGCGACTTGACGGTCAAGCGACGGATCAAAATACACCTTCTTAAACGCAGCACCTGCCAATCCAAGGTTGTACAACATGCGCTCATGCTCTGGGCGATACTCAGTCATCACCTCAGTCAACTGATAATTCATGTCATCTCTGACACGCTCCGCGGCTTCTTCCTTAAGTTTGTCAATTGCACCAATGATTTCCGTCTTGACTGGGCCTTGAGCCGGAAAGGTTTCAATAATTGTTTCGCTTTGGAAACGCACTGCGGCTTCGGTAAGAACAGTTGAAAATACACCACACGCCCCCAACCAAGGCTCAGTACGCTCCTCATACTTCATCCCCAAAACGTCTAGACCTTTGACATACATCTCAACCCAGTCCTTGCGACTGGCAATGTCCGCATCCACCATCTCAATGATGTCGCTTGCAACTTTCTGCAACTCGCCCGAGTCCATGTCTTCTGCAAGGTTGGCATCGAAGTCATCGCCCGCATCACCCTTGATAATGTCAGTCAAGTCAATCTCAACGCCGTCCATGCCGACAATTACGCCGTCAGGGTTCTCAATCTGAATCTCAATGCCGGGGCCTTCTTCTTCGACAGCCAGTGCATCCAACCCAAGCGGTGCTGGGTTTAAAGAGGGGAACATATTAGTAGCCATGTAAAGTCCTTAGTAATACGCCTGCCGACGGGCCGCGTAACGGGGTTCATTATCCTCGTGGTCACTGCTCAAGCGCAATAGCCCACCCTTGCGAATTCTCATCATGGCAAGCGTCATCGTGTCAACCTCGTCGTCATGCTCGCCTGCGGGAAACGCCAAAATCTCCTCCACAGTGGCCGCAGCCCACGCATTCTCGGGGAACCAAACGTGCCCTGACGCAAACATATCTGCCACGGCGTTAAGCCTAGCAATCTTGTCCTGACCCTTGCCGGGACTGAAGTCCTGCACAAATATACCTGACCTGCGCATCTCGTCAATCAGCGGCTGACCACTGGCTTTAGCCTCAACAATCACACTGTCCGGCTCCCACAGCTTGTACTGCTCGTGCGCCATGGCTTTTAGCTCAGGAAACTCGTATTTCCCCTTGACTTTGTTTAAGAGGATGACATTCTGGGTCCCATCGTCCTCGTTCTCCCACACACCCCACGTATGGCACACGGAGAAGTCAGACCGTTCCTTGGTAGTGAGCGCCGTATCAAACGCTTGCACGATAAAGTCAATTCTTGGCGGGTCATCCTTCTCCCACCAGCGTATCCAGTCCCGTTTTATGATGGCAGCCTCGGCTGCGGTCGGATTTTGCTGGTATTGAGCGTACCACTGCCACATGATGTGGTGCATTGACGCCCGGGTCTGTTGGAGGCTTTCGATTGACCACTGTTCTGGCCAGATTGACTTCTCGTTTTCCGTGCCTTCGTTCAAAATTGCAGGGAATTCAAAGGTTTCGTACGTGTCCCCGCCCTCATTCATGGCGGAATCCTTAATTAGGCGACCAATCAAGTCCCTTTGGTGCCACCTTGTGTGTAAAACACAGATTTTCCCGTCTGGCATGAGTCGAGTACGCAGACCAGCACTGAACCATTCGTATGCGTTGTCCAAAGATGTGGTGTTTCCAGCCTTAATGTCCTGCTCAGACAGCGGATCGTCGGCAATAATCAAGTGAGCGCCCCGTCCGGCCAGCGCACCACCCACACCAATTGCAAAATACTCGCCACCCTTGGTTGTATTCCACTGCGCAGCCGCTTTTGCGTCGCTAGCTATCGAGGTGTTTGGGAAAATTGCCTTGTATTCGGGCGTATTAATCAGATTTCGCACCTTCCGAGCCATGACAACCGCCAAATCTGCAGTGTGTGAGGCCACAATTACCTTGTGATCGGGGTGTTTTCCCAAGTACCAAGCCGGATAATAGATAGAAATCATCTGGGATTTACCCATACGAGGTGCCATAGACACCGCAATCCTGTTCTTGACGTTCTGCTCGACCTCCATCAGCAGGCTACCCAGCCGTTTTAAGTGCGTACCAAACTTATAGTTAGTATCAATAGCAGCAATAAACGACAAAAAGTCGTCTTGGGCCAACTGCTGGCGCTTTCGGCTATCCAACTCGGCAAACATGGCAAGTAACTCCACCGCCTCATCTGCAGGCAGCTTCTTGGAAATCCGGTCAATGATTTCTGGAGTCAGGGTTTGGTGCATCAGATCGCTTCTATATCAGACACATCTATTTTTACTTGGGACATGGTTGGCTTAGTGTTGTCCACTACCTCGGCTTCCAGCACCTTGGTCAAGCGTTCCCGCAGTAGTTGTTCTAGCTCTTCCGTAGGCCGGTGGCGCATCGTGATTTCTGTCTTGTCCGTGAACAAGCCAACGTCGCTGATCTTGCCAAGCAGTTCCAGTGACTTCATCCTGATGCGTGGATCAGGGTTTGCCGTTTCAGATAGCAACTTATTAGTTACGTAGGTCCGCAGTTGTTGGGCTGACTTAATGACCACCTGATCGTATTCAGATAGCAGGGACTGCAGATACACCACCATGCCGGGGGAAGACAAGTCCTCGTCAGATGCCAACTCGTTACCAATGAACACCTCGCGGGCTTTGTGCTTATCCGTTTCGGATATTTCGTTTGGCGGTGGCAGATTGTTAGTGTCTACTAACGCAGCCATGGCTGCGGCCACGCGGGTCTCCAGCGACTCGAACGTCGGGGAGTAGTCCGCAAGCGGAACATCAAAGTCAATTACAGGTGTGTACATAGGCGGAATAGCAGCCGTTAGTTTTGCGGATTATATATGTAATTTTTTTCTTGTGTGTTTTATTTTTGACGGGGGGCCTTTCCTGTAAGACGGGGTACCCCCGGGTACCGAAGGGGGGTGGGTATAGTTAGATATAACTTTGGTTTTTTTGAGGTGCTGGAGGATCGAGCGCTCAGCGTAAAGCGGGGCGGGACTCCGTCTCCCCACAAGTGGGGGTCGGGGGGTAGTGGGTCAAGTCAAGCCCAAATATCTAAGGTTAGAACTAAAGATAAGTATTGACAAGCTATACAAACCTATATACAATTCAGTCATCGATTAAGCAATTCGGTTTAGTCGATATTTAAATCAACGCTATTCAAAGGACATTCCAAATGGCTAAGTTTACAAAACTTCACACCGCTATTGTCGGTGCTTTCAAATCTGCTTCTGAGCAGTTCCAAAAACTAGAAGTGACTACTGTCACAAACCAAAACAAAGCAATCAGCGCTTTAGTTGATGCCCACATTTTGGCTTGCACAACAACAAAGGCTGAATATCTCAAGGGTAATTCAGTTAAAAACGACGCACGACGCGAAGTGAAAGAACTTTTCGAATCATTGGCAAAGGCTGAATACATCAGCCAAAAGTCAGCGACTCAATACCAAACATGCTTTTGGATTGCGTTCGAAAAGGGTATTCCCTTTACCCGTGATTTGGTTAACGTAAAGGCTAAGGCTAAGGCTGATGCTACTGCTAAGGCTGATGCCCCCAAGTCAGGCCCAGTAGAAAAAACCGACATGCCAGCCTTAGTGCTGACATTACAAAAGGCTTTGCATCAATGTGTTTTGTTGAACCAAACCATGTTGAAGGCTTCGCTGATTGACTCAATCCTTGAGTTTATCCCCGACTTTAAAGAGTCAGCCAAGTAAACCAAAAACCCTAGGGGAAACCCTAGGGTTTAACTCAAAGGATATATCATGGAATTAAATTTGGAACAAAAGCAAAACCTTTTGGAAGCATTACATAATAGGTCAATAGAACACATGCAAATGTATGCTTCGGGCTTAATCACTTTGACGGAATTTGCAAACGCAATAAAAGAACTGGAAAATGTTTTCTCTCAAAGGATCGGCACAATGACTGGTTTGCTTTGCCCCAATACGGGCTTGCGTTTTCCCCACAGTTTATAAACCCTAGGGTTTCCACTAAGCCACCGCAAGGTGGCTTTTTTTCGTCTCGACTTTTCTGTGCGTGTTTACCTATTGTCCGTTTGGAAAACGTCATAGTAGTTCGACCGTGCGTGAGAGTGAGTGCGAGCGCGCGAGCGTGCGTGAGTGCGGGAGACTCGGGGCAGCCTTCGGCGAGCAAAGAAAACTTCTAACCTTAGAACTTTTGTGGTGGCACAACTATGACGACGGGAAAACTTCTAACCTTAGAACTTTCAGCACCTTGTTACAATGTAACAAAACACCCCCGATTTGTTACAAAACCCTGTAACGTTGTTTTTCTGCAAATAGCCCCGCAAAAGTAATACTAAGCGTTTCAAAAACTCAGAGAGAGAGAGAGAGATAGATATAATATATATATATGTTACATTGTAACGGTCTTTTTAGAATTGTGACGGTCAAAATCAGGCTATAGCTATAACCTCTTGTTTTCATGGTTTCATGGTCGTTATAGTTTATAGTGGGTGTTTTTGACTCACGCTCTCTTTAATCCCTGTTACGGCGTAACAAAGCTATAAAACACCTATAACCCCTAAATACAAACGCACCTAACTTGTTGATTTCATTGAATTCTCAATTCTCCCTAAGGGTAACACACCCCCTGTAACATACCCACCCCATTTCGTTACATTGTAACAACAACTATACCTCGCAAAACTTCTAACCTTAGAACTTTATAGCTTTATGCTATCATACCCACTCCACCCACTCAACCACATGGACTTACTATGACAACCTCCACCACCGCAAGCTTCCAAACCCACTCCCTCACCATTGAACTGCCCCTCTCCGTTGCAGACGACTTGGCACAAACCCACGAAGATGGCTTAGAAGGGGCTGCAGTTGCAGCACTACAACTCTGGCTCAAGATCGGAACCAAGCACCTCAACATCGCCCAAGGTTATGCAGTCTCCCACGGCATGAGTCAACACTCCGCCATCAAGAAAGCCATCATCAAAGTATTAGACGAGAAAGCCCCACGAGTCGAAGCCATGATCCCCATGAAGAAACTTCGTGCCGAACGAGATGCAGATGTATACCGCAGGGCGATGCTCGGGGTCAAAAGAAAACAACTCGCCCAAGACTACGGCATCTCAGAGATCAGAGTGCATCAGATCGTCGCACAGGGAAAGAAGAACGACCCCAAGCGAAACCCCGAAGTCGTGGCAAAAACCGCCGAAATCTTGAAGGACTGGGATGAGGTAGACGGACTATAAAACGCTTGACAAGATACCTATAATCTGTTATAATTGATTTATCAAGTCGAGTAACGCCTCGGCTTGTAGCGCACCACCTACACCTATCGGTCGCATCGTTCTTTAACAATATATACACAGAGGTTTTTGTGTAAGTTCTAACCTTAGAACTTTTGTGACTAGCAACCACACACAATCACCGCAAGCCGTCGCTGTTTACATAACAGAAGCTCGATAGATGCAGACCCGCCAAAAATAGAGGCACTAAGACTCCCCAAAGTGCAGGTCATGAATTCTTCCTCGTTTGAATAGACGTTGGGTACAAGCCCCAGTATTTAGGTTAGTAGGGTTATAGGCAAGTGTCAGCGACATAGAACACCTAAATGCAAAGCATACGCACACTACCTAAATGGGTGCGGGTTATGTATGCAAACATACATGCCTGCTAAGTGGAGTTTATGTAGCACCTCGGGATGCTACCGCTAAGACAACCACGGGAACACGGACTGACACGGGTCAGGATATACGTGAACGACAAACCCTATCGTAGTAAAAAAGCCAAATCAAAAGCGACGCACTACTCACGGCATCAGCCGTGTCAACAAGTTGTATTCAACTGGGAGGGGATACTGTCCCCTCTTGGGTGCATACCGCACCAAACTTCTAACCTTAGAACTTTTGGAGAAAACCATGGGACTTGAAACCGTTGTACTAAAACGAATCGAGGAAGTTAACTCTGACATTGCCGACAATGCGTACTTCGCATACGGCACACTATTCATCAAGAACGCAGACCAATTTAAAGCACTTGATGTTTACCGCATGATGCAGGCACTCAAGAGTGTCGTGTTGTGTGAACTGCAGCTAAGCGAAGCTGGTAACGAATACGCTATTGACTTTATCTAAACACCTAACCATAACTGGAGAATGATATGAAAGTGTCCGAACTAATCGCAGAACTGGAGTGCTACGACGGTGATGCCGAAGTACACATGGCATACGGGGCAGGCGACTACTGGCGTACAACGCTAGCCCCAAGGGTAGCCCGAACCTTTCAAGGTACGGTGCAGAAGTCTGAGTATCACCAGACCGACCGCTTGTATGAGCGTGACCTCGACGAGCCTGAAGATGACGAAGACGAACCCATTCGTCGTGTGGTGGTGATCGAATGAACCGCCTACTTCAAGATGAGATGGAAGGGTACGAATGTCAACGGCTTAGCCGTTGGTTCGCAAGCCGTATAGATGCTAGACAAATTGTAAGGACACATCATGAGCCACTATCACTTACCGATTTGCACTTGTTGTTATGCCGTGAGGGTCGAACCCCAACGCAAACACATGACACGACCCACATGCCTAGCATGTGGTGAAAGCGAAGCACGCAAGGTTAAACACACCATCGTGCCTATGCCTAAGTCCAACTACATCGTAGTGACTGACCGCACTCTCTTACTCAACCTCAACTCAAGCCACAAGGGTGGCAGATAACTTCTAACCTTAGAACTTTTGGAGAAACACAATGAACATGTACACAAAACTTTCAATGCACTTGACACGTCACATGTATAAGCGTGGCAAGAACAAGGGCGATGCCCCTGCCAATGCGCATCAACGTAGCATGTGCCACTTTCGTGTAGTCAAGGGTAACGACGACACCATGCGCATCCGCATGTGGAGTACCGACATCATTACCGCTTACCCCAATGGCGATGTGAAGATTGACACCAACGGATACTACACACACAACACCACGATCATCCGCCTCAATGAAGCGTTTGGTTTCTTTGAGGGTGTGGGCGTGGGCATGGGCAAACGTAGCATCTTGAGCTACTCACAACCTGTGCTTCGTGTGGGCGTTAAACTCTATTCGTACTATGACGGCATCACACTCAATGACCAAGGCGAAGTCATCACGCCACTTCGAGCGTTCGAGCAAAAGCGTGTCGATAAAGTCGAGACCAAAGCATTTGCCGATGACTTAAAAGAGTCAGGGTTCACCGATGCGTTCAAGCTACTGTATGCCGTAGCTACACCCGATGATATGGAGAAAGATAACTACGGGATGTTTGGTGTAAAACTACCCGATGCACTAACTGACAACAGCCGAGCCGACACATGGAAGATGGTGATCGCTCGCAGTAAATTCCAACGTGAGTACGCATACCCGCAGTACCAGTATGTAGAGAAATCAAATGCAAAAGCGTGTTGGGCAACCATCATGGCTGCTTGCAAAAAGAACATGTACATTGTGTCTCGCTCTGAGACCTATGTCTTGTAAGCATGGCGAAAGCCTATTTAAGTAAACTTCTAACCTTAGAACTTTTAATCAACTGGAAATCAAAATGAACTTGTCTATCAATCTCAAACAAGCAACGACCCTCATTCGTAATGTGGGTACAACAAACACAGTCCTACTGCGTGGTCAGCCGGGTGTGGGCAAATCGTCCATCCTTGCGACACTAGGTAGAGAGCTACCTGATTATCAGATGTGCTACATCGACTGTGCAAACTTAGACCTCGGTGACTTGGCTATGCCTGTCATTGACCGAGAGAACATGACCACATCGTACGCACCCAATGTGCGCTTCGGTATCGGTCGAAATCAAACCCGCCCTGTTGCGCTAATGCTCGACGAGTTGGGTAAATCACTGCGACCAGTGATGAACATGTTGTTGCCGACTGTCCTCGAGCATCGTGTAGGTGATGTGCTTCTACCGACTGGCTCGATTGTATTTGCAACGACCAACCTAGATACAGATGGCGTGGGTGACAACATCCCTGCCCATGCCTATAACCGCATGACTGTCGTGAACCTAGCCAACCCAACTGTCGAGCAATGGCTCGAGTGGGCATCCGACAACGACATAGCCCCCGAGGTGATGGCATTTGCCAAGCAGTACCCACAGATATTCGACTGCTACACCGACCTCGACCCCAAGGCTAAGAACCCCTACATCTTCAACCCATTGACGGGCAACGTGAAGGCATACTGCTCGCCTCGTTCACTCGAGAAAGCATCTAACCTTATCAAGATGCGTCATGTATTGGGTGATGCCTTGTTGCCTGCATTGGCGGGTACTGTTGGCGAAGCAGCAGCTAGGGATATGGATGCACTCATTCACTTGGCAGATCAGTTGCCCTTGTTCGAGAACATCGTCAGAGAACCATACAAAGCCAAGGTTCCAAGCAGTGCCGGTGCATTGTTTATCTTGTCCTTTATGTTGGCAGCCCGTGTCGATGCTAAGACTATCGACGCAGTGATGGACTACTCTGACCGCATGGCTAACGAATCGTTCGAGGCACACGCCTTGTTCATTACCTCATTGGCATCCAACAAAGCCAAGGTAGGCATGGCATGTCACAGCCGTAAGTTCACAACACAAGCAGCCAAGCTTGGTAAATTCTTCTAAGGTTAGAACATTATGTTTACACCTTGGGAACGCTTCGAGCGTTTGATCTTAGCCCTAGCCATTATTGTGCTAGTCCTCGACCTCTACTACTGGAGACCATGATGCTTATCGTAGAACGAACATCTAACGGGCAGACCATCGTCGTCATCAAAAAAGATTGGCATCCCAATCGTATCGGCAAGGCATACCAACGCCCACTACCTAACCATGTGCAGTCAAATGACGCATGGAATTTACAAACCGCATTACTAAACAAACTAAGGAAACCATCATGAGCAACATGTACGCATTAGCAAGACAACTGCAGTCCCCCGGTGTAGTCACCACGGCATACTTTAATCCAACTCGTTTAACTAAGTCGCTACGCAACCTTGCTCGCAAGAGCATTGCGTCAGGCAAGCATAGCGGTGGGTGGTCAAGCAAGACTAAACAAGTGCGTGGACTTATCTTTAAGCTAGCGGGTGAAACGCCTGTGACATTTGCTAAGCCCGAGCATGGACCGTATGTATCTTTTCAATCACCACGGGTTATACCTCAGGCTATGAAGGATGAGATGACTGGTCTGCTCGAAGCTGACTGCGCATTGACTAAGATGAACTTCGAGGAAGAGAAAAAGAATTACTACAAGATCACATACGAAGAGTTTGTAAAACGTGTTGACGAAACCTTTGATACCAACAAGCAACGCATCAAAGAGGTGGGTGGTAGTAATCACTACTCACTCATCATCCGCAACAAACCACTACGGGAACAGGTAGTTGATCTGTTCCTTACACTGCGAACCTCCGACGAGATAGCAATGGCTGAGCGCATAGCTTCGCTACTAGATGAGAACCGAGAGTTCCTCATCCCAATGGATCATAACTTCTAACCTTAGAACTTTTGGAGAAATCAAATGAACGTACAAGATCGAATCAAGAAAGCACACATCGCTATCATGCAACACAAGGTGTTCTGCGCATACGGCAGTATCCTCGCATGTGGCAAGGTCAAGGTAAATGACGACGTACCTACCGCAGCTACTAACGGTTGGGATGTTATCTACAACCCTAGCTTCATTGAGCAACACATGAAGACTGACCCCGAGTTACGCTTCCTCGTATTGCATGAGGCACAACACAAAGCCTATCGTCACTTGCAAGTATGGTCTGCATTGCATGACGAGGATGCTCAGTTGGCTAACATCGCAGCAGATCACTTCGTTAACTTATCCTTAGTCGATACAGATGCAGGCGAAGGGTTCATCAAGATGCCCGAGTTGGGTGTGCAACCTGATGCTAAGTATCGTGGGTGGTCAGTCAAGCAAATCTTCGAACACCTCAAGCAAGAGCAAGAGGAAGGCGGGGGTGGTGAAGGTGGCGATGGTGAGGGCGAGGGTGGTATTGACTCTCACGATTGGGAAAACGCAACAAGCGGTGACCCTGCTACTGATGCCGAGCGTGGCAATGAGATTCAACGAGCCATTCGTCAGGGCGAGATCATTCGTCGCAAGATGCAGGGCAAGGGTGCAGGCGGTGAGGATGGTGTGTTCGGTGACTTGATGCAACCCAAGATCGACTGGAAGAAAGTCTTGCGTGACTTCGTTACTGAGACATGCGCAGGTCGTGACGAATCATCTTGGCGTAAGCCCAATCGTAGGTTCTTGAGCTACGACGTTTACATGCCTTCTATGGTGGGGACTACTATGACAGAGCTTGTCATCGGGTTCGACACGTCGGGGTCATGTTTCGGTGGCGATGAGATGACTGCGTTCGTGTCCAACATCAAGACCATCATCGAGGATGTTAAGCCAACCAAGGTACACGTTATCTATTGGGACACTGAGGTAGCAGGGCATCAGACATTTGAGGAAGGTCAGTTTGCCGTAGCCAACATGCAACCCAAGGGCGGTGGTGGTACAGACGGCAAGGTCTTGTTCGACTACTTGCGTGACAACAATATCAAGCCTGACGCTATCGTGCAGTTTACCGATGGCTATGTAGGTGATTGGGGTAACACCGATGTGCCTACCTTGTGGGCTATCACATCCGATGTAGTTGCACCATTCGGCACAACGATTCGTGTCGAAGTTTAAAACTTCTAACCTTAGAACTTTTGGAGAATATTATGGGATATCGATCAGATGTAATGGCACTCATTTACCCCCTCGGGGGTGAACACAACTTGTTGGAATACGACAAGCTTAAGACGCTAATGAACACTACGTTCAAGGATGTGTTTGAGGCGTGGGGCGACGACTTCTTTACATGGGATGATCATCATCGCGTGCTTAAGTTTGCTGCAAACTCAGTCAAGTGGTACGACTCGTTTCCCGACGTGGATTTGTTCACTAAGTTTTTAACAGAGGTACGTGATCTTGAATACGAATACGAGTTCCTACGCATTGGTGAAGATGATAACGATGTTGAGTCCGATAGCACAGGCGATGCCGAACACTACATGTACGTAGAACGAACCATACAGGTGAACTTATGAAATTCAAACTAACAATCAACGGGCATCACGTTTTATTAGATGTAGGGCAACTTCAAGTTCTTACAGATACTTTGTCGTTTGCTGAACACCTAACCGAAACTCATGTGGGCAACAACCAAGGCTCGCAAGGGTATCAGAACGCATACGTACCGGCTATCAAACCGGTCGTAACACACGAGCTATTCACTGTAGCACCAGTGAACCAAGACTACATCGACACAATCAAACTGGCTGCAAAGCTAGACGAGACTGTCATCATCAAACGCTAAAACTTCTAACCTTAGAACTATCATGAACTACTACACAATCGAAACAGAAAAGCCTATTGCAGGCATCGCTCGCTCCGCCATGATGGTGGACTTAAACATCGCAGTCTACTCGGGTCGCAAGCAAGACAAGAGTACGCAAGCCGAGGTCACCAATGCCAAGGGGTCAGGCTCCAAGAAAGCAGCGTCGGTGTACAAGAACTTGTTTGCTGAGTGCAAAGAGTTGGAAGCTATCACCAAGTTCCAAGCCCGTGCCCGAGCCGAGCATTACAAACTCACACTCCCATGGAATGACCAAGGTGCAAGACTGTTGCCCACTGCAGCCCTGCTCGACTATCAGAAGGTTATGGGTAAGTACAACACCGAGTTCAATCGTTTGGTCGATGCGTTCTTGGACAAGTACGAGACACTCGTGGCAGGGGCAGCGTTTCAACTTGGCACATTGTTTGATCGTGGCGAGTACCCAAGCAGGGGCAAGGTAGCTCAGCGTTTCCGCATGGAGACTTCGTTCACTCCCTTGCCTACTGGCGGTGACTTTAGGTTAGACATTGAGAGCGAGGTACAACGCCAGTTGATCGCAGACTACGAAGCCAAGCTTGACTCTAAGATTAAAGCAGCGAACCAAGACTCATGGACTCGTTTGTATAACGCTATCAGTAAGTTGAGTGACCGCTTGACTGTCGATGAGGATGGCAAGAAGCGTACGTTCCACGACACGACGGTGACCAATGCCGTTGACTTGTGTGAGTTGTTGCAAGTCATGAACATTACTAACGATCCTGCGTTAACGAAAGCTTCACGTAAGCTTGAAGAGGTATTGTCTGGCATAACACCTAAAGAATTGCGTGAAGAAGATAGCACTCGTGCTTTAACCAAGATCAAGGTGGATGAAATCCTTGGTGCATTTGATTGGGGGATACATGATGGGGAAAGTGAAGGCGATGGTAACTGAGATTATGGAAGTAGCAGACAGGCATGGGCGAGCGAAGTCAGACGCCCTTCGAATGCTAGAACATAAACTTGGATACCACAAAGACAATCCTATGTACGAATGTAGATACGAAGAACGTGGGCTTGACTACACGCTAAAGAAATGGCGTGACGGACACGAGGAAGCATCTCGTGGACTGGTGACAGACCTACCTGATTGGCTAGAGAGAATCAGGGATGTGGCAACGGTGGGTGGGCATCTCAAGCGGGTGATGGTGCCTCCCCCTGACAACATCGTATGGTTCACTATTGACGACGATGGAAACTTACTTAACTTTATGGAGCTTAAATGAATTATGACAACTTGACCGATGAGGAACTAATCCGAGTAGCCGATGGGCAGTCGGGTCTAATCAAAGTCTTATCTGAAAGGTTGGAGATGCGGTTGCGTGACATGGAGGATTTATCACGCACCATGCCTGACCCTAAACAACTTAACCTATTCGAGGATGACGATGCCTGATTTAAAAACAGAAATGCAAAAGATATTGCATGCTTGGGAACAACCCGAAACAACTGAAACAACTAAGGAAACAACAGTGTTCAAACCTACAAACAACGTAACGCAAGCAACATTTAACTTTGTGCGAGACAACTCCGGTTGCGCTCGAAACGATGCAATCCGAATCCTTGTAGCGCAAGGGCATAAGAAATCATCTGTGTCATCTTTGCTTGGACAGATGCTACGCCAAGGGCATATCTATAAGGATAGCGACGGTTTGCTACGCCCCAATGGTAAAGAGTACACACCCATCAAGTCATCTAAGACAATTGCTAAGCGAGAAGCTAAGGTAAAGAAACCAAAAACTTCTAAGGTTAGAACTTCTATAACAAATGAGCCTAGCGCAGAGTCATTGGGATTGGCTGCATTGGTACTTGACCACACCCCTATTCGTACAAGCATCGACGTCATCATGGATACGGTTAGCCTTAATGATGCCCACGAGTTGTATCGTCGCTTGCACCTGTACTTCGGTGGCTTGGGTAAATGAGATCAAAAGCCATACTGGAGTTTGAATACCCCGACGATGAGGATGCGTTACTGTTCGCATTGAAGGGGCAAGCTATGTATAAGGCGTTGGCAAGTATCAAGATGGTTATGTCTGCACCTTATACAAAAGCTGAGATGGTTAGCCAAATCAAAACTGTACTCAACGAAATCTTTGAGGAGTTGGGTGAATGAAACCCACGGCTAAACGCATCACGATACCGGTGTCCGAAGGCATTGATAAGATACGAGATCAACTGTCTGCGGATACTGGCATCAAGATGACATACAACCAAGTGCTTGACTACCTGATTCATTTCTATTTAGTACGCACTCAACAACCCGATGCACCACGAACCCAATGGAGGAAATTAAAATGAACAGAGAAGACATTGAACAGTGGACACGAGAAGCAGGGGGCTTTGATGCTACTCCTGAGTTCCTTGCCAAGTTTGCCGCCCTTGTCGCTTCTGCCGAGCGTGAAAAAATTAACGACGAAGCCAAAGCGCATCTGCAAGAACTACGCAACAACTTTAACGCGGAAAGCGCAGAACTAAGACTGCACATGTGGGCACAGGAGAAACAAGCATGACTTGGCCCTTTCCCCCATTCCCAAACCCCAAGGACAAGGGCAACCGAGTCCCTAAGTTCAACCCCGATAACCATGAGGATGCACCAAGATGATTGACCCAAATAAATTACAGTACTTCACAATGGCAGCATGGATGCGTGGTTACGCATCGGGACTAGATGCACACGAACATTCAACGCTGATCCATAAACTCAACAAAGCCGCAGACATGTTGGATGCAGTGTGGGGCAAGTATCAGGAGGACAAGAATGAAAAGACCGCTTAGTGAAACAACCGCAAGACAAACCATAGGCATGATGCGTTCAATAGCAAGCCACAAACCGATTACTCCTTTTCATTTGATGGCTGCAGATGAGATGGAACAGTTACTGGAAGAAGTTTTGAAATACCGAAAGGAAAAGAAAGATGAAAGTGCTAGAGTTAGTAAGGTATGACCCTGATAGAGGATGTTTTGTTTTGAAAGATAATAACCCCCCACGCGCACTCAACCCTTGGGAAGAGTTAGCGCAAGTTGACCGCCCAAGCATCTTTCTGAAAGACCCGTACTTCCGAGCCAAGGTTGCAAAGGGTACGGTCGCTAGCGAAGAAGGTCTAGGCTATAAACAATTTGGCACTTACTCAAAAGCACGACAACCAAACAAATACGAAAGGACACCTGACGATGCCACGCCCCAAGCCCCCCGAGCCACTAATAGGAAGACAAGTAAGGATGTCTGATCGGCAGTGGATTATTTTTAATCAGCTTGGCGGTGCCGAGTGGTTACGTACCATCATCACCAAGAAAGCCCCGATGCCCAAGCAGTACTATGACGCACTACTACAGGAGAAGCCAAATGATTCAAAGAGCCGATGACACGCAAATTGGCGGGTCACACTACAAAGACAAAACCATACAACCATGGGACTACATCATTGCCAACGACCTTGGGTATCTTGAAGGTAACGTGGTGAAGTACATATCCCGTTGGAAAAACAAAAACGGTATCGAGGACTTAAAGAAAGCCCAACATTACTTATCCAAACTAATTGAGGTGGCAAATGGAAAATAGAATGATAATGCGAGACGCTTGGGGTCGCACGATTGCCGGTGACGGTGGGCACTGCCCTGTGTGTGACCGGTGGGGCAAGATATACATCCGCAACATTAACAAAACAATGGCACAAGGTTTGGTGTGGCTGAACCATCAAACTGGCGATGAGGATGGTTGGGTAAACGTTCCCATAACTGGACCCCAATGGTTGGTGCGATCTAACCAACTGGCTACGTTGCACTGGTGGAACCTTGTGGAACGCAAGAGCAAAGACGACTCACACAAGTCCAAGTTCTCAGGTATCTGGCGTACTACACGGCTAGGTAAAGAATTTGTGGCGGGGCTGATACGTGTCCCACGTAGCGTGTACACATACAACAACACGGTTGTTAAACACGGGGATGAAGAAGTGCTACTCAGTGAATGCCTCGACGAGGGGTTCGATTACAACCAAGTTATGAGTACCAATCTACATGGCAGCAACACCCGAATCTAAAGTTAAAGCCAAGATCAAAGCGATCTTGAAAGCCCACAACATCTACTACGCCATGCCTATCGGCACTGGCTACGGCAACAGTGGAGTGCCTGACTTTCTGTGTTGTCTTAACGGAAAGTTCTTTGCCATCGAAGCCAAGGCAGGTAAAGGTACGACAACTGCCCTGCAAGAAAAGAACCTCAAGAACATCATCGAGTCCGGTGGTGACGCATGGGTGGTGAACGAGACCAACCTTGTCCATCTAGAAGAATTCGTAAAGGAGAGTGTGAATGGCTGACGAACTAAACTGCTCCGAAGGGGCACGCATGCTGATTGAGCGCATGCAGTCACACCCAAAAGACTTTAAATTTGAGGGTAGGTTTTCTCGAATTGTCGACCACATATTGGGAAAAGTTCCGGTGGGTTTCAACGACTTATCAGACCGTGATGACACGGCACTGAGCGCTGCATACGACAAGTACATACTGGAGCCACAACTGACTGAGTTTGTAGTGGATGAAATCTTTAACGGTGAGAAGCGTCGTGCGGAAGAACAGGCGAAGATAGGTAGCGCATATTCGCAACAGTTGGGGCAAAGCATGATGAACACAAAGAATCAAATCGCCTCAAACCTGCTTAGTGGATACAACGACCCACGGTTGATGTGGCCGGGTGGGGTACCACCGCAAAACCCCGCGCAAGGACAAGTGTTGTGGACGGAACAAGAAAAACCAAAAGCTGGGCGTGACTGGTTTGAACACGAAAAACGAATTTTGCGTGAAATGACTGACCGAACTTTAGCTAAACTAAAAAGGAAATCAAAATGATGCAATCAGTACAAGTAATTATTGAACGACTTAAAACCAACCCCGAGGATTTCTTTGGGGATATAGAGGGTAGGCTTATCGGACGCCACGCACCCAAGTTTAACGACGTCAGAGAGAAGCTTGACAATCTACTGACCGACCCGCCGGACGGAAGCGTTTACCGGTTGTGGTATCTAAACGAAGACGAGAAGCTTGCGCTTCTTGAGGCATACAAACAAGCTCGACGTGAACGGTTTGAAGCCAAGGTGTTTCACACGTTATTGACCGCACAAGAACCGGAAGAACGTAGCACCGTGACATACAAGGCAACCAATAGATACGACCCCCATACAGGCAAACCTCTGATGCAAGGGCCGACTACAATGATCGCCCCCAAAAACATGCTTGCAGCAGCCACTAAAATTCTTAGCGATGAATTCGACAAACAATATGCCAAAAATCGTAACACTTGACCTTGAGTGCTTCTACTCAACTGAGTATTCCCTGACCAAGATTCCTACCGAGGAGTATGTGCGGTCGCCTCAGTTTGAGATGATTGGCATTGCAATCAAGGTTGACGATGGTGAAACCGTTTGGTATCCCAAACCGCAAGTGGAACGGATACTAAAAGAGTTTGATTGGTCTGATGCGATGGTAGTTGCACAGAACACTGCGTTCGATGGTGCCGTTCTCAACTGGCTGTACGGTGTGAAGCCTATGGCTTGGTTTGACATACTTGGCATGTCACGAGCTTTGTATCCGCATGAGAAGGCACACCGCCTTGAAGTGCAAGCGCAACGCATGGGTATCGGTGTCAAGGGTGACGAGGTGCTTCATGCCAAGGGAAAGCATTACGTTGACTTCTCTACCGAGGAACTGTCACGCTACGCTCTGTACTGTATCAATGACACCGAGTTAACCTACAAACTATTCAATGCGTACATGGCGTTGGGTTTCCCTAAACAAGAACTGAAACTGATTGACATGACCTTGCGTATGTTCATTGAGCCTGTGCTTGAGTTGGACAAGAAGCTATTGGTTGACCACTTGGAAACCGTGAAAGATGCCAAGGAAGCGCTGATGGAATCGGTGCGGGACTTCATGCTCAAAGACGCTGATCCCGAGTACGTACACGCTATCTTTAGCGAGGGTATGGATGGCATCAAGAAGCTACTAATGTCTAATGACAAGTTCTCCAAAGTACTCGAGAACTACGGTGTTGTACCGCCCACAAAGGTAAGCCTGCGCACTGGCAAGATAGCGTGGGCATTTGCCAAAACCGACGAAGAATTTAAAGCACTAGAGGAGCATCCTGATGAACGAGTACAAATGCTTGTCGCAGCCCGCCTTGGAAACAAGACGACAATTGAAGAAACTCGCACTGAGCGCTTTATTGGTATGTCTAATCGAGGCAGGTTTCCTGTACCTCTACGTTACTACGGGGCACACTCTGGTCGTTGGTCTGGTCAAGACTCTGTAAACCTGCAGAACTTACCATCACGCGGTGACAACGCAGGCAAGATCAAGAAGGCTATCAAGGCTCCGGCAGGGCATGTGGTCATTGACTGCGACTCTGCACAAATCGAAGCTAGAACTTTAGCTTGGCTTGCAGGGCAACACGAACTGGTGGATGCGTTCTCACAGTCTCAGGATGTGTACAAGCTGATGGCAAGCAAGATATACAAAATACCCGTTGAAGAGATTGACAAGCAACAAAGACAGGTTGGCAAGGTTGTGATTCTTGGCGCGGGATATGGCGTTGGACACCAAAAGCTGAAGTTGTTTCTCAAGATGCAAGCCGGTGTCGATGCAACCGAGGCAGAAGCAAAACGCATCATTGACGCATACAGAAACTCCTACTACAAGATACCCGAGTTGTGGCGGAGAGCAGACGAGGCGCTGATAGCGTTGCGTACTGGCAACGGGATGCAAGTAGATGAGCAGGGGCTAATCAGGGCAGTTCCGGGCAAAGGGTTAACCCTACCTAGTGGCTTGTATATCCAGTATCCCGACCTAGCCAAAGTGACCGATGAGAAGACTAACAAAGACCAGTGGCGGTACTTCTCTAAGGGAATACCCGTGTATATCTATGGCGGGAAAGTAGTCGAGAACGTGTGTCAAGCCGTAGCAAGGCAGGTCGTTGCGGAGCAGATGCTAAGAATCGGCAAGAAGTACAAGGTCGTCTTGACAGTTCATGATGCCGTGGCTTGTATCGCACCGATTGAGGAAAAAGATGAAGCAAAACAATACGTTGAGGAGTGTATGTCCTGGCGACCAAAGTGGGCACAAACTTTACCGCTAGCCTGCGAATCAGGCGTAGGGGCTTCCTATGGGGACTGTTGATTGGTACACTAGGGCTTGCAAAAACAAACCCAGTTCTTTCCATGACGCTAGCCCATTCATACTCAGGCATCAAAGACTACGAAGGCTGTCCACGCAGATACCACGAAGTCAAGATACTAAAAAAGTTCAAATCTAAAGACACTGAAGCAACCATGTACGGTACTGCCGTGCATAAAGCATTTGAGGATTACATCCGTGATAAGACACCACTTCCGGCGAGTTATGCGCATTACAAACCATTTGTGGAACCCCTCGCCAACTTTAAGGGCGACGTCCGTTGCGAGGAAAAGCTTGGCATCCGTGCAGACTTCACACCCTGTGGATTCTTTGACAAAGATGTATGGTTCCGAGGCATACCCGACTATCTTGCAATCAACCACGACAAAGGAATTGCAAGGGTAGCCGACTATAAGACCGGCAAGTCAAGCCGGTACGCAGACAGCGCTCAGTTAGAACTAATGGCAGCTATGGTGATGATTCACCATCCCGACGTACATACCGTTAAGGGGGCACTGTTGTTTGTTGTAGTTGGCGACATTATCAAGTCTGAGTACACTCGTAAACAATTGCCTGAAATCCTGTCTAAATGGGCTGGCAGGGCTAGTGCAATCGAAGCAGCGGTGGTGCATGGGGTATGGAACCCCAAAAGCTCTGCCCTGTGCAAATTCTGCCCAGTTACTACATGTGAGAACCACAATGGCAACTAAACGAAATTATGCTGCTGAGTATAAAAACTATCAGGGCACACCCAAACAACTGGCTGCGCAGTCCGAAAGGCACAAAGCTAGACGGGCATACGAGAAGGCTCACGGCACTCTGCCTGACGATGTAGACGTAGACCACAAAAAGGCTATGTCCAAAGGCGGTACGTCTAAATTAAGCAATCTCCGTGCCTCACCGCAGTCTGAAAACACAAGCTTTTCCCGTACCAAAACTGGTGCGCTAAAGTCACAAATTTCCAAGCGAGAGCGTAAAAAATAATGTAAGATGAAATCACTTAGCGGTTGCCACTTCTAAGTTGTTTCGTTGGAATCTCCTCCCCAGTAATGGGTTTGCCCAGTAGCAGTGCTACTGGGCTATTTTTGTCACCTCTATTCAAATTTATATGCAAATCATTGACAACAAGGCATTGGTGTTTAATACACGCAAAGCAAATCAAATCACTTCAATCATTCCTAAGAGCAAGGTGCTTGAGAACAACGGAGACGTTGACCAAGTTATTGTTAACTGGGGCTTTGACGAAGTGCAACTGCTACGCAATCTAGGTATACGAGATGTGCCTAGCCCTATTCTTGGGCGCTACCAGTGGCCCGGAATGTTTACGCCGTTCGATCATCAACGAACTACTGCAGAGTTCCTCACACTCCATCCACGTTGCTTTGTGTTCAACGAAGCAGGCACAGGCAAGACCAGTGCAGCAGCTTGGGCTGCGGATTATTTAATGCAACAAGGCAGGGTCAAGCGTGTGCTTGTTGTGTGCCCAGTGTCCATCATGGACACCGCATGGCGATCTGATTTATTTAAGACAGTCATGCACCGCACAGTGGCTATCGCACAGGGGTCACGCACACAAAGACAGAAGGTTATTCAAGGTGATTACGAGTTCGTCATCATTAACTTTGATGGTGTGAAGGTAGTCAATAAAGAGTTGGAAGCCGGTGGGTTTGACCTCATCATTGTGGACGAGGCTAACGCAGTTAAGAGCGTGACTACCGATAGGTGGAAGTGCCTTGCAACCTTGATTAAACCTACTACACGCCTGTGGATGATGACGGGTACGCCTGCGTCGCAGTCACCGCTAGACGCCTATGGTCTGGCTAAGCTTGTGGCACCTGATGCGGTGCCTAGATTCTTTGGTGCGTTCCGTGACAAGGTGATGCTCAAGCTTACGCAGTACAAGTGGGTGCCAAGACAAGACGCACAACAGATCGTTCACCAAGTATTGCAACCTGCCATTAGATACACAAAACTTGAGTGCTTGGACTTGCCTGACTTGTTGTACTCGACTCGTGAAGTTCCGCTGACTGCTCAGCAGACCAAGTACTATGACGCGCTCAAAAAACAAATGATGACTATCGCAGCAGGCTCAGAAATTACAGCGGTGAATGCGGCAGCCATGCTTAACAAACTTTTGCAAGTTGCACAAGGGGCGGTATATACCGATGACGGTGGCGTTGTTGAGTTTGATGTAACTAACCGCATGAGTGAGTTGCTAAACGTGATCGAGCAGACTGACCATAAGATATTGGTGTTTATCCCATATCGACACACGCTTCAGATGGTTGAGAATACTCTGCTCAAAGAAGGTTACACAGTGCAGACGATTCATGGCGGTGTTGCGTCAACACGACGAGCAGACATAATTAAAGAATTCCAAACAGAGGATGACCCACGCATACTGTTGTTGGTTCCGCAGGCAACTGCGCACGGTATCACGCTGACTCGTGCCGACCAAGTTGTGTGGTGGGGTCCAGTAGCGTCCACGGAAATCTATCTGCAAGCTAACTCACGAGCGCACCGAGCAGGGCAGACAAACAAAGTTACAGTCACACATCTGCAAGGCAGTCCGGTCGAGCGACGCATGTACACCATGCTGCAAAATAAAATAGATTTACATCAAAGTTTGGTAGATTTATACAAACAAGAGCTTGACACGTAAATTTTACAGTGTATAATTTCTAAAAAACGAGGGGAAAGCCGTCAAAAGTTGTAAAGCTTGCGGACGAGCGGTTAGTACCCTCACCCAATGTTCAACGTAAATCAAAGGAATCTTATGGATGCAAATCAGTTAGTCAGTGTGTATATCAAGATACGTGACGCCAAAGAAATTAAAAAGAAACAGATGGAAGCTGAGATAGCTGACCTTGATGTTCAGCTTGATGCCGTTGAGCATGAGCTTTTAGAAATCTGCAAAGCCACTGGTCAAGACGGTGGCAAGACACAACATGGCTCGTTCACACGAGCCGTCAAAACACGCTACTGGACCAGTGACTGGGACAGTATGTACAAATTCATCCGTGAGCATGATGCACCTGACTTACTCGAACGTCGGATTGCGCAAGGTAACTTTGCACAGTTCGTCAAAGAGAATCCGGACAGCATGCCTGCAGGTGTGAATATCGAGTCGAAATACTCGATCACGGTTCGCCGTTCATCCAAGTAACTTCCCAATAGGAAATCAAAATGAGTAACATGACACTTTTCAAATCCGGTTCCGTTATCCCTGACTATTTACGTGAGGCTTCTGACGCTACTACCCGTGACATTGCAGGTAGCTCTGGCGGTAAGCAAATCTCTATCAAGGGCGGTGTGTGGCGTATGGTCGTAGGCGGTGAAGAAGTCGCCAAGAACGAAGAACGCGCCATGAACTTCGTGGTGATTGCATCTGGCAAAGGTGTGACACGTACGTTTTATGCAGACAAATACGAAGAAGGCAAGGACATTAAACCTGCCTGCTGGTCTGCTGAAGGCGTAGTGCCCAACGAAGAAGTGACTAACCCACAAAGTAAGTCATGCGCTACCTGCCCACAGAACATCGAAGGCTCTGGCGATGGTAAGGCTCGTGCCTGCCGTTACAGTAAGCGCTTGGCTGTAGCTTTAGAGAACGACATTGGTGGCAACATCTACCGCTTGTCAGTCCCTGCCAAGTCATACTTCGGTCGTGCTGAAGGTGAGAAGATGCCACTGCAAGCGTTTGGTAAGTTCTTGTCAGGACATGGTATTCCGATTACAGGCATCGTGACCGAAGCTCGCTTCGACACAGCCGAAGCAGTGCCCGTGTTGAAGTTCCGTGCTGTACGCCCCTTGTCGAAAGAAGAGTGGGAACTGGGTAAAGCACAGAGCCTGACAGAAGACGCCAAGCAAGCAATCGAGTTGAAGATGGTTCCATCTAAAGCCGAAGGCATGCCTGCGTTACCACAGTCGTTCAAGGAAGCCCCTGCTGCCGTCGAGAAAGCGGAAGCCGTGGCTGAGCCAGTGAAACGTGCCCCTGCTAAAGCAAAGCCCGAGACGCCTGCAGCAGCAAAGAACGTATCTGACATCTTGAGTGACTGGGCTACTGACGAAGATGCGTAATAGACCACGGGGGCATGACACCCTCTTCATTCAGAAAGTTGAAGATGCAGACCAGAGGCCGATTGTTATGCAGTTGGCTGACGTTTGCATCAACAAAGGTACACCGATTACCGAGATAGCGCTGATGTTTGGCGTGACTCGTGCGAGTGTGTACAACTGGCTGACTGGTAGATCGGTGCCACGCGCTCGTCATCAGGCAGCAATGCCTAAAGTTATTGCACGTCTTTCAAAACGTAAGTAACCCTCGTGGGGTGGCAGGTAGCACTGTCACCCCTATTTTTTCCCCTCAACCCAGTGAGGTTCTGTGACTGACTTTCTCAACTCCGTATTACCTACGCAGGGCTTGTATTGCACTGTGGGTATTCGGTCAAACGCCGTCAAGCAGTCGTTTCAAGCGACGATTGAAGACGTGGAGGCAGTCGGCTCAGGTATGGATTCTCAAGGCGTGGATGCGTATTTTGCGCTTGCCACATTTGAAGATGACTCAGGTCGCAAGGTGGACAATGCCATCTTTCTGCGGTCGTTCTTTCTAGACCTAGATTGCGGTACAGGTAAGCCATACGCTGACCAAGCTGCTGCTGCCCAAGCCCTATCCATATTTGTTGCTGACACGAAGCTCCCAAGTCCAACGCTTGTTAACTCAGGTGGTGGTCTACATGTCTATTGGCCTTTGACTGAAGACGTGCCCGTATCCGAGTGGATACGACACGCAAAATCACTGAAGCGTTTGTGCGCTCAGAAAAAACTATTTGCTGACCCTGCGGTAACTGCAGATGCTGCACGCATCTTACGCATACCCGGCACCCATAACTTTAAAAACGAAACCTCGAGACCCGTACAGATTATTGCAATGGGTACGCCCGTATCCCTTGCTGAGTTTATTGAGCCGTTACCCGCCCCTGCAATGGACTTGAGTGCTGCCAAACAGTTTGGCATGGACGATACGTCTAAGGATATTGGTGGTACTGGCGACTACCCTAAGTGTTCGTTTAAGCGCATTGCTATCCGTAGCATTAACGGTAACGGCTGTGCGCAGATGAAGCATGCCATTGAACAAGCACCTACACTGGAAGAGCCGTTGTGGAGGGCTGCGCTGTCTATTGCTGTGCGTTGTGAAGACGGCCCCACGGCTATCCATACCATGTCTAAACGGCATCCCGAGTACTCGGCAGAGGCGACTGAAGCTAAAGCTGCTGAGACCAAAGGCCCGTATACCTGCGAGTGGTATCGGGACAACAACCCATCATTGTGCGAGGGTTGCCCACAAAAGATTTCTACACCTATTCTGTTAGGTAAGTTTGTAGAGCAGGCAGTGGTCGAGGACGACCAGTACATCATTGAGACGCCCGAGGACGAGACGGCACCCGCACTCACAATGTCGATACCGGCATACCCATTCCCATACTTTCGGGGCGCTAACGGCGGTGTGTATAAGAAAGAACGTACTCCTGATGGTGAGGAAAAGGATGTTGAAATTTACCCGTACGACCTATACCTGACGGAAAGGTTCTTTGACTCTGACCAGTATGGCAATGGTGAAGGCGAGATGGTGGGGCTGAACTTGCACATGAAGCAAGATGGTATCCGCAGGTTCTACGCTCCGGTGACTACGCTGTTCACTAAAGATAAGATGCGTGACCTACTGATTAAAAACGGTGTGGTCGCTTACGGAAAACACTTGGATGCAATCATGGCTTATTTTGCTTCGACACTACGCAAACTGCAGTCGCAGTACGCTGCAAACAGAACCCGCAATCAAATGGGGTGGACACCGGATGGGCTTGGCTTTGTTGTAGGTGAGTTGGAATACACGGCAGCGGGTACTAAACTGGCACCGCCTGCAAGCGGCACACGGGAGTTGGCTGAGCAGTTCAAACCAACTGGCACGCTAGAGGAGTGGAGCAAGATCGCTAACTTCTACGACCGCCCCGGACTTGAGACGCATGCGCTGGCTTTGTTCTTTGGCTTTGGCTCGCCCTTGCTAAAGTTCATTGGCCCCAAGCAGAACGTGAAGGGCGCGTTGATTCACCTTAAACACAACGGATCAGGCTCTGGCAAGTCAACGGCTCAGATGGTGGTCAACTCTATCTTCGGCAACCCTGACACCTTATTGCTGAAGCAGGATGACACGTACGCTTCCAAGATGCACTTGCTTGGCATGATGAACAGCATTGCGTTTACTGTGGATGAGATTACCAACGAGAAGCACGACGTTCTATCGGACTACGCTTATGGGTTTACCTCAGGGCGAGGCAAGCACCGTATGGAATCGCAGAGTAATAAGCTGCGTGTGAACAACACAACATGGTGTAACTTTACTCTGTCATCGGGCAACGCCTCTGTTGTAGATGCCTTGCAAAATCTTAAGAATACGCCAGACGGTGAGCTTCGTCGGGTGCTTGAGATTGCGTTCCACAAATACACAGGCTCAACCAAGGCCGAGATTGACGAGACGTTTGGCAAGCTTAATTCTAACTACGGCTTGGCAGGCCCGATCTATATCCAGTACATCATTGACAATCACGACCATGTGATGAAGCTGCTTGCCGATATGCAAGCCAAGGTGGACAAGGCGCTGAACCTAGATCAGACTGACCGTTTCTATTCTTGTTTGCTGACATGTGCGTTTGTGGGTGCCTTGATTGCAAAAAAGCTTGGTCTAATTGACATCGACATTACACGTATCTACCAATACGCACTGGGCGTAGTTCGGGAGTCCATTGCATCTAACTTGTCTAGCGTTGGCAACCCAATGACTGTGGCACAAGAAACACTGGGCGCGTTTATCAACGAGAACGTCAACAACGCAATGGTGGCTGCATATACCCCCAAGGGTGGCTTGCCTGAGAGACCTGCGCTAACACCCAAGGGCAAACTGGTGATGCGGTACGACCCTGACACCAAGACGCTTGCAATCCCTGTGGCTGATTTACGCAAATACTTTACCGGTAGACAGGTAGACGTGCGTGATAGCTTGGCACGGCTAACCACTGCGGGGTATCTGAAGCACGGTGGCAAGTCACATCCTACTCGGATTGGTGCGGGAGCCGTAGGGGGGCTTAGCGGTATTGCAGTACGCTGCTACATCTTTGATGGAGACGTAATTGGCATCGACGAAACGGCGTTCGCGCAAGCGGAAGCTTCCGACATTTAAGACACCGAAGGCTCCTAAGCCAAAACCAAAGCTGTCGGACAACATGAGAGTACTCACCCTGTTTGGGGTTGAGTATTTTCTTCATTGGGAGCGGTTTGTTATTGGTAGCTCGTTCTTCTTGCCGACCACTGCAACACCCGTGCAGGTGCGAAACGCACTCCTACCGGCCACTAGGTTTCTCAAAATCAAAATAGAAGTACGCGCCCGTTGTGAGTACGGGCGGTACGGAACTCGTGTGTGGCGAGTCTATTAGCGTTGGACCTTGCGAAGTTCTGCCTTAGCTTCTCGCACCCAGCCAACTAGCTCAATCTCAAGTTTCTTAAGCTCTTTAAGTTCTGCTTCGCGGTCTTCTTTGCTCATCTCTTCAGCACCGTCAGGACTGTTTAAGAACTTGCGGTATGCGCGGGTACGTTCTAGTTGCTCAAGCGTGGAGTTAACCGCGCCTTCTAATTGCAGTTCGTCAGCATGTTCGTCAACGTATTTTTCCGCCCGATCAATGTCGGTTTTCATTAGCTCGTTCAGCGTAGTGTTAGCTTTGCCGACCTTCTCGCGTTCCTCGTAGAACTCAGTCATGCGTCGTGTGCCAACTGGGTCGTACAAGTAATTGCTAAGCAATGCGTACTTATGCAGTGGGCGATCAACTCGCGTTGGATTGAGCAAGCTGTCCGTTACCATGGTAAACATTGCAGCCGTAGAGCCAAGGTATCCACGCAGTGCGTTGTCAACCATGATTGGGGAAACCTCAACGCCACT